TTATTACTAGAGGGTGATTCTAATTTTTCAAACTCAAGTGGTGATAAATATAAGTTAGCTCTTTATACTTCTTCAGCTACTCTTAACTCAGCAACAACTTCATTCACAACAGGGAATGAAGTTACTTCATCAAACTACTCATCTGGTGGTGGAGCACTTGTAAACAATCCTACTTCTTTAACAGCAGGTGTTGCAAGAGCAGATTTTGCTGACCTGTCGTTTCAAAACGTTACGTTGACAGCAAGAGGAGCTTTAATTTACAACACATCATCTGCAACTACTAACTCTGCAGTTTGTGTTTTAGATTTTGGAGCAGATAAAACAGCTACTTCAGGTACGTTTACAGTTCAGTTTCCAGCACCAACATCAACAGCAGCGATTCTTAGGATCTCTGGTTAATCGTAGGAGGTAAACTCCTATGAGTGGATCAGGAACTTGGGGCGCTGGCACTTGGGGTCAAAACCAATGGAATGATTTAGCAGACCCGAGTTTTACAGTCACGGGTATTGCCCTTACTGCATCTTTAGGAGACGAGTCAAGCTCAACAGAAGTTAATGTAGGTTGGGGTAGACAAGAATGGGGTCTTCAAGGTTGGGGCATTGCTGGCACAACTATTCCTACAGGAATTTCAGCAACATTTAATTTAGGAACTGTTACTACAACAGCTGACGCTAATACAGGTCCATCTACAAATAACAATCAATTATTAACAGGAGCTCTTGGAACTGCAACAGCTGTTGGTATAGCTGAAGTTCCAGTAACAGGTTTTGCACTTACAAATAATTTAGGAATAGTTGATGCTGGTCCTGATGCAATGGCTACAGGTGATGCAGTTGTTGCAAGTCTTGGTACAGTAGAAGCATTTAATAATGAAGGTTGGGGTAGACTTGGTTGGTCAATAAACGACTGGGGTGATGCTGGAAGTTCTGTGCAAGCAGATGTTTCTGGAATTGCAATGACCGCAGCTTTAGGAACTCCAACAGAAATTACTGGTGATGCAACTATTGTTGCAAATACTTTAAACGTAGCACAATTAACTTTAGGTGTTGTTGACCCTGCACCTGACGCAGCAGTAACTGGAAATTTCATGATAGGTGCTTTGGGTACTTTAGGATTTCAAGGAGATGTTGCTCCTAGTGTAACAGGTTTCCCATTAACAGCTGGATTAGGAAGTGTTACAGTAGATTTAAATCAACAAGTAAATGTTACTGGAAACCCTCTATTAGCAAGGGTTGCTTCAGTGTCTGCATTTACAGATGTTACTGCAACTTTTAATGGTTTTGGATTGACTATGAACATAAATAGTGCTAATGGTCTTATCTGGAACGAAGTAAACACAGGTTCTGCTCCAATAGATCCTCCTGGATGGAGGGAAGTCGTTGCATAAAGAGTTGACACTTTCTCTTTATTTTAATAAAATAAACGATATAAGGAATTTAATATGGCGAATTCAACATCAGCAAATTTAAAACTTACAGTACAAGCAACTGGGGAAAACTCAGGAACTTGGGGACAAATTACAAATACTAACCTTTTAATTCTAGAACAAGCGATTGGTGGTTTTACTACTTTTAATATTACTAACGCTGCTAGATCTTTAACTTTTACTAATGGTGCTTTATCAAATGGTAAAAATGAAGTTATAAAATTAACAGGTACCTTAGCTTCTAACTTAACAGTTAGTATTCCAAACTCACTTGAAAAAACTTATTTAGTTGAAGATGCATGTAATCATGCTGGAAATACTTTAACTTTTAAAACAGCTTCAGGAACAGGTGTATTATTATGCGAAGGCAATAATTACACATTATATTCTGATGGAACAAATGTTGTAAAATTATCTGAACAAAGAAACTGGAGAGCAGTATCAGCAGCAGAAACAGTTCAAGCTGGTGCTAAACTTTTAGTAAATACAAATGGTGGAGCAGTCACAGTGACGCTTCCAGCATCACCTGCTACAGGAGATGAAGTACATTTTGTAGATCAAGGTTATGATTTCAATACTAACGCATTGACTGTTGGTAGAAATTCTTCTAATATAGCTAATGCAGCATCTGATCTTGTGGTTAATACTCAAGGTGCAGCTTTTTCATTAGTTTTTTCTGGAGATGCTACAACAGGATGGACTTACACGGAGAAATAATATGTCAAATTACGAAGCAACAAAATACGATTTTTCAGGGGCAAACCTTACAGGTATCGAAGGAATTCCTACAGCAACTATTGTGCCGTGGTCTTCTGCTTCAGTGCCGACAGGTTTCTTAGAGTGTAATGGTCAAGCAGTTTCAAGATCAACTTACTCTGCATTATTTGCAATCGTAGGTACAACTTACGGAGCTGGAGATGGTTCCTCAACTTTTCTTGTACCAGACTTACAAGATAACGTTGCAGTCGGAAAATCTAACAACAAAGCTTTAGCTTCAACTGGTGGAGCCAACACTACTCCAGTTGCACCTGCAGGGAACGTGACTACAAATATAACTGGAAACGTTGGAGGCTCTACAGCTAACGCAACTTTATCAACACCACAACTTGCTTCTCACAGTCACAACACACCTTTTAATGTAGGTCAAAGTGGAGGTTCTCAAGGTTTGTACGCTTTTGTTTCAGGATCAACTACTAACAAAGGTAGTTCTAATACTGGTTCAGGTAGTGGACACTCTCACAACATGAGTGCTAACTTTTCTGGAAGTGGAACAAGTAACTTTTCTGGATCCACTGTGAACCCATCAATATTACAACCTTATTTAACAATTATTTATATTATAAAAACTTAGGAGAAATTATGGCAACTAACTCACAATGGACAGCAGTATTCGAAGATAAAATAATTATCAAACAATCTGGTGATGCAGCAGGTACTTCTTATGTTATTTCTGATGATTCTTTTTGGAGTGATTCTAAATTTTCTAATATCTGGGCTATTCAATATGGTACTTCTAACTCTTCTGATGAAGTAGAATATAGAGATGAAACACCTCATTCTACATTTGCAGATGCAAACATCGGAGATATTAGTCAGTTTTCTAATAAATGGGATACAGCTCATTTATCTAAATTACAAAGTGATTGGGATAATGATGATGGAAATACTTACGATAATCAAGGCAACGTAACTAACACTGAAACGGAAGCTGAAAAAATTTCTAGATTAGGTGAGAGACCTACTTCTTATAGCTCTTAATTTTTTTTTAAAATTAAAATGATCTTTACCTCTAATATTAAATATTAAACTATATCTATTATAGTCTTCTTCATAAGTATCAAAACCATGTAGTATTTCTGAAGGAAATATATAATAATCCCCTGGTTCTGGAGATATTTTTAAATTTAATTCCGGTAATATCAAATCGCATCCTTTTGTTAAATACAATATACCATGTGTACAAGAGTGGCTATGATAGTTCAAACTGTCTCCTTTTTTTATTTCATTACCCCAAGCATTTTCAACAAATTTTCTTTGTAAAAAGTATTTAAATATATCCGGGTGTGTTTTTTGATATTTATTTACTAAATAAGTTATGAAATTAGTAAAATCAGGGTTATCTAAAAAGTAGTTCCAATCGGTCATTCCTCCTTTTACATTAGTGTAGTTCTTCATATTAGGATCTAAATTAGATTTAATTAACATTGTAAAATTATGTATAATATCTGGATAAGGATAATTACCAAATATAATATTAACATGTCGGGTGTAGCTGACGTTTATACTATTTCGGTCTTCATTTAATTTATCTTTTTTATCTAATAGACTAATCATCTTAACATCATCCAAGATGTTAATATGTATTTTTCACCTGATAATGGTGGATTACCTCTGTGCACATAAGGAAAAGCTGCAGGCCAAATAACTATTCTACCTGTTTTTGGTTTTACTCTTTTAGAGAAATGTAAGAATTCTGTTTCTCCACCTTCTTCTACATCATTTAAATATATGGAGAATACAAAAGCTCTTGGTTCATTATCAAAGCCTTTATTATGTTCAATATGCCAAATATGATATCCTTCAGTGGGTAAAGTTTTTTGTATTTTTAAAGTAGTGTATTTAAAATCAGGTGTTCCGTAAGAATCTGCAGCTCCTACATTTTTTTCATAATGTTTCCAAGCTAAATCAAAATTGACCATCATAGGTTTTAATACTTCCCACCATACATCTATATTTTCTGGTGCTGCAAAGTATTGTTGGTCTTGTTTTTGTAGTATAGGTGCTTGTTCAAAATGAAGTCTATTTACTGTCTTATTAAATTTATTTTGATCTTCATATAATTTAATAGCGTTCTGACACATTTCATCAGTAATGTAATTATCATACGTACCTATAAAATTGTTTATGCTAACTGTTTTTTCTTTCATATAATATCTTCTTTATTTATTTTATCATAAGCATGATGTGTGTTAATACCATTTTTATTTACGTAATGAAAGAATACTTGAGCCATCCCTTCACCTTTATAAATACCTGGACGCCAATGTTCTTGATCACAACCAGCATATAATATAGCATCTCCTTCTTCTAATTCAAAAGATGTGCCTTCAACAATAATTGGCCAGTTATCATATTTTTTTATACAGGCAGTAACAGATACCTCACATGCTGGTCTATCTGTATGTTTTTTTAATACTCCACCAAAAATATAATATCTCCAATACGCATAAGTAGGAAACAATTTTAATTTAGATTCTTTTTCTACAATAGGAAGTTTTATATCTAATAAAGAAGTCATTAAAGGATCATGATACCAAGCGGGTGAAAAACATTGTTCATCACATGTGTAATCTTTATTTTGATCTAATTTATTATAACAATATTTTTGATAAACTTTTAGCTCATCTACATTAAAAAAATTTTTAATTAATTTATAATTTACTGCAGCCATGCAACTATACTATACCTTGTTCCTTTCGTAATAGGCTCTATCATATGTGGATACATAAAATTACTTGGAAAAAATACAATAGATCCTTTACCTAATTTTAATCTTTTAATTTCATTATTTTTCTGATCTGAAAAAATTAAATCACCTCCCTTGTATGTATTATTTAAATTCATAATAACACTAAGAGATCTAGGACTAGTAGAATAACTATCTGTATGTATTTCGTATTTACCACCTTTACTATATTTTAATAAGTCTATTTGATTTATCTTATTAGTTTCCATTCTAGGAAACTTAATTCTATAGTGAATAAACAACCTTTGTATTTCTATTTTTACATAGTTCCAATAAAATAAATTGGTGGGAGTCTGTAAGTTTAAAGAATATCCTTGTACATTTCTTATTTTTGTATCTGTATCCCCTGCACCAATTTTAAGATTTTTATTTGATTTTTTATCAGCAAGGGAAATTATTTTTTGACAGAAATAAGGACTTATTATATTTTTTAGCTCAACAATTGCTTCTAAATGGTCCATAATTATGCTACTTTCATTCTCTATAAAACTGTTATATAACGTACTATATGCTACAAAAATTAAATTTCAAGCCTGGTTTTAACAAACAAGACACAGAATCTGGAGCCGAAGGACAATGGACAGATGGTGATTTTGTAAGATTTAGATATGGACTACCTGAGAAGATAGGTGGTTGGAATCAATTAACTGCTGGGTCACTAACTTTACCAGGAGCGGCTAGAAAACAACATTCCTTTACTTCTTTTGCTGGAGAAAAATATTCAGCTATTGGAACATCACAAGGTTTGTTTTTATATTATGGTAATGATTTTTTTGATATTACACCTTTAGATACAGCTATTACAGGATGCACTATAACAACTGTTAATGGTTCAAATACTGTAACTATAAATAAAGGGTCTCACGGTTTAGCTAAAGGAAGGTATATAACATTATCTGGTGTAACAGTAACAGGTGCTTCAGATTACACAGCAGCAGAATTAGAAAAAGTTTATGAGATACAAACAACTCCAGACGTAGACAAGCTCACTATACTAGCTTCTAGAAATGAAGGAGGCTCAGGTATGACTGCAGCTGGTGCTGCAACTGTTAATCCTTATGTTGAAGTAGGTCCTACTTTTCAAACTGCAGGTTATGGTTGGGGAACTTACTTATGGGGAAATTCTACTTGGGGAACAGAACGAACAGTAAGCAATGTAATTCTGGATGCAGGAAATTGGAGCCTTGATAACTTTGGTGAAGTTCTTGTTGCAACAATATTTAATGGTAAAACTTTTACTTGGGACGCTGGAGCTGGAACACCTAGAGGTAACAGAGCTTCACAATCAACAACTAATTTTAACACAACAAACAATCCAACAGCTACAAGAATTTCTATTGTATCAGATAGAGATAGACACTTATTTCACATGGGTACGGAAACAACTATAGGTAATACTGCAACACAAGACCCTATGTTTGTAAGATTTTCTAATCAAGAAGATTTAAATACATATGCACCAACAGCAACGAACACTGCAGGGACTTTTAGACTAGATACCGGTAATGAGATTAGAGCAGCTATACAAGGTAAAGATTATATTTTTGTAGCAACTGATCTTGCAGCTTATGTAATTCAATTTGTTGGTCCACCGTTTACTTTTTCTGTTAGACAAGTTGGTACTAACTGTGGATGTATTGGCCAGCATGCTATGTCTTATGCAAACGGTGCTGTATGGTGGATGTCAGCAGAGGGTGGTTTTTTTGTTTATGATGGTACAGTTAAATCATTACCATCACTCGTTGAAGACTTTGTGTTTAGTACAGACGGAGATAATTTAGGTATTAATTTAAATTCAAGAGATGTCATTTATTCTTCATCTAATTCTTTATATACAGAAATAAATTGGTTTTATCCAAAATCAGGATCAGATCAAGTTGATAGATGTGTAACTTATAATTATTCAGAAAATGTTTGGACTACTTCATCATTAGCTAGAACTACCTATCAAGACCAAGGAGTATTTAATGCTCCTTATGCAACAGAATATACTAGTACAGCTACACCTGTATTTCCAGAAATATTAGGTATTACAAATTTATATGGAGCTAGTATTTACTATGCTCATGAAGTAGGGACTGATCAAGTTAATAGTACAGGAACCACTTCTATAGATGCTTTTATTAGGTCCGGAGATTGGGATATTACCTCTAGACGAAGCGCCTTGGGTCAGGCAACAGGAGTTGCAGATTACAGAGGTGATGGAGAATTCTTTATGTCAGTCAAAAGATTTATACCTGATTTTAAATATCAAACAGGTAATGCTCAAGTAACTTTATTTGTAAGTAGTTATCCTGATGATGTAGCTGTTAGCTCACCTCTTGGCCCCTTTACAATAACTTCTACGACTGATAAGGTAGACACAAGAGCTAGAGGCAGATTAGTTTCTGTACAGATAGCCAACACAGCAGTAGGTGAGTCATGGAGATATGGCACACTTAGATTAGATGCACAACCAGACGGAAGACGATAATGGCAAACACTTTATTTGATTTAGCTCAAGCATATTTGAACCAAGGTATGCCTAACATCTCACCTATTTTTCAACCTACTCCGCCTACCATTGGCCCAATAACTACGATGCCTGTAGTACCTGAAGAAGAAAAAGTAGTAAAATTAGGCGGCAACGAAGGATTTAGTGTTTACAACCCTGATCCAAATATGACAAGAACACAGAGAGATTATATAAATCCTTTTCCATTTGATCCAATGGATAATTTTGGAACCCCTGATTATGGATATATTGAAGAACCTAGAAAAGGAATTCCAGGTTTATTTGATCAATATGTTTCAAAAAGTTTACCTGCTCAGTTAGTAGGTAAAGGATTTAATTTTTTAAAAGATCGACTTCCTGTTAATAGATCCGGTATTTTTCAAAATGAATTATTAGGCGGTGGTTTTATGTTAGACAATACAGGTAAAATTGTATCAAATAATTACAATACACCCCAAGGAATTATGGCAGGGTACAATCCTGTGTCAGGTGGTGGTTTATATACACTAACAGGTGGTAGATATGGTGATGAACCAACTTATGGGTTAGATGAATCTTATGATAAAAGAAGAGGCGTGGTCAGCAACACTTTAAAAGAAAAATATGGAATGACTGATGAAGAAATAGAAGCAGCTGTTGCTGGAGAATATACAGGTGATATACCAATAAATCCAGCTACTGGTAAACCAACTACTTTAATTAATCAATTAGATTTATTTAATAAATCCCAAAAATTATTAAATGAAAGATTAAGACAAGAAGATGTAGTTTATAATCAAAGAGTAGAAAAAAAACAACAGGAAAAACAAGACAGACAAACACGAAGAGATGATCGTACAAGAGACGATGCTAATCGAAGATATGCAGATAATCCAGGAGCTCAAAGTTATGGTGGTGGTTATGATGCATCAACAGGAAACTACAACGATCCATTTAGTCCAGGTGATACAGAATAATGGCAAAGATAACTAATTATATACCTGAACCAAAAGAAGAGTATGATGTGGATAATCAAAGACAGATTATGGAATCTTTAAATACCATGAAACAACAACTTAATTTTTCTTTTCAACAAGATTTAAAAAACGAACTAGATACTTTTAATTATTTTTTATCATGAGTATACAATATAAAAATGCATCTAAGATACTAGACGGGACAGCTATGACAACTGTTTTGACTATATCAACGTCAGCTGTTGCTATTATAAAATCTGTATATGTATCTAATAACAGTACAGGGGCTGTGTTGGTTAATTGTGATTTAAGAGATTCATCTGCTAGTACAGATGTAGAATTTTTTAGAAAGGACATACCTGCTACAAGTACAATCAATGCCACAGAACAGGGGTTGAATTTAGAAGCAGGAGATGCTATAAAAGCTCAAGCGGAAACAGCTAATAAACTTGAAGTAGTAGTTAGTTATGCGCTTATAAACAGAGAGAATGAAAACGGATAACATACATAAGATCGATTGTACGACTGTAACAACTTATAGAAATACAAAGACAGGTGAAACTTCTAAAGAAAAAATGGAAGGATCAGATATTGTAACTGATGTTACAGTGCATGTATCACCTAAAGGTTTAGATGTGTTCCAGAAAGTAATGAACAATGATAATAAGAAACCAAAACCCTAAGGGTGGAACAGAATTACAATTCAACTATTTAGAAGAATACGTTGATAAAAAATTATTAGATCAAGTGCAGATTACAACTTCTGTGCCAGAAAAAATTCCGTTACATCCAAATAAAATAAATATACTTTGGCAAAAAAATTCATACGATCAACCTAATTTAGCTCCTTGGTTTCAAGATAAATCTAATCATCACAAGTATGATTGGTATGTGTTTAATTCTCATTGGACCTTTGAAAAATTTAGAATGATGTTTGGTTTACCTGCAGAAAAATGTTTGGTAATTAAAAATGGCGTAGATAAAATACAAAAAGCAAAGCCTTATAAAAAAGGTGACCCTATTAGAATAATTCATCAAAACACTCCATGGAGAGGACTATCTGTTTTACTAGGTGCAATGCAATTAGTTAAGAACCCATTAATTACTTTAGATGTATATTCATCTTGTGAAGTTTATGGAAAACAATTCTTTGATCAGAATGATCATGAATATACAGAACTATATGAACAAGCAAGACAACTACCTAATGTAAATTACATAGGGTATAAACCAAATAGTTTTATAAAAAGTAATATGCATAAATACAATATGTATGCATACCCAAGTATCTTTGAAGAAACATCTTGTATATCTTTATTAGAATGTATGGCTGGAGGATTGTATTGTGTTACAACTAATCTTGGTGCTTTGTTTGAAACAGGTGCTGAGTTTCCTATGTACATACCTTTTGATAATGATTTAAGAAGGCTTTCAATGAAATTTGCCTCTGCAATAGAAGCTTCAGCAAATATATTACATGAAAAAACTATATATCAACATTTAGAAACTCAGTCTGATTATGTTAATGCCTATTACAATTGGAATAAAATAGGCACCTCATGGACAAGATTTTTAACAGGAGCAATTAATGCCAAGACTAAGTAATACACCTATCTGGTTTGACGAAAATAAGAAAACAGAGGCTAGTAATGATACCTATCAAACGGTAAAAACTAATAAAGTTGAAGGAGATAGTAATGTGATTGAAATAAATGTAGGTGGTGAGGGAGGAAGATCTCCACATAAAATAATGGTTTGTACCCCTTGTCATAGCGATGTATCTATGCATTACTGTCAAGCTGTTTTAAAATTTCAACAAGAATGTTTACAAAGAAATATATTAGTTAGTTTTACTTTACTAAAGTCTTCTTTAGTTACACAAGGTAGAAATTTAAGTGTAGCTGAAATGTTAAATCATAAAGATAAATACACACATTTATTATTTATAGACTCTGATATTGATTTTAATTTTTCTACTATTGAAAAGATGTTAAAAGCTGACAAAGATGTTATTGCATGTCCTTATCCAATGAAGATGATGGATTGGGATAAAGTATGGAGAAGAGTTAATAATAAAGAAGATGCTATTACTTCTGCAGAAGATATGTCAAGAGCAGGTTTTACTTATCCAATTAAAGTAGAAGATCAATATAACATTATAGCTGATAAAGGTATTATAGAAGTAACTCATGCGCCTACTGGATGTATGTTAATTAAAAGACATGTTATTGAAGACATGATTAAAAATTATCCTGAATTAGAGATATATCAACCTACCTATATTAATGGTAAAGAAGAAAAGAAAGATAACTTTTATAACTTGTTTGATACTTGGCATGATCTTAAAACTAAAAGATATTTTGGAGAAGACTTTGGTTTCTGTCAAAAATGGACAGATATGGGTGGTAAAGTACATGTATATGTAATGGATACTATTACTCACGTCGGAGAGTTCTTATATCGTGGTCGTTTCTTTGACGATTTATATCAGGGTACTCGACCTGCAAAGCATGCCAAACCACTTGACGAAGATACAAAAATCAAATAAAGTGTAGTATTTTCAGGATATCTATGCCTGCTCAACAATATAAGTATATTTAAATTATGGCAATATCAAGAATGCAAGAACCCAGACAATTATACGGACTAGGAAGTTTAGTTAAATCAATAGGTAAGACAGTTAAAAAAGTTATTAAATCACCTATTGGTAAAGGACTTTTATTAGCTGGTGGATTAGGTTTAGCTGGTATTGGACCCTTTTCTGGTTTAGCTAGAACTGGAGTTGGTCAAACATTATTTGGTGGAGCTACAAAATTTTTACCTGGTGCTACAGCAGCAATGAAAGGCGCTGCTACTACAAGTCCAGGTCTTTTTGGTACAGTAAAAAATTTTCTTGGAACCACTGGTGGTAAATTTACCGCAGGGGCATTAACTAGTATCTTAGCTGCTACAGGTATGGGTGCAGACGAAATAGAAGCAACTAAAAGAGATCCAGAAAAAATAAAAATGTATTTAAGAGATTACATTAGTAAAACAAATCCTGATTTTAGCGATGATCAAGTAGAAGAAGAAGTTAATCTTAATATATCTGAGTATGCTATAGGTGGTAGAGTTGGTTTAGAATCTGGTAATCCTAAAAAAGGATTAGAGTCTCTATCAATAGAGGATTTACCTGTAATAAAAGGTCCTCATAAAATTAGATATGATAAAGACGGTAATCCTATAAGACCTGAATTTCCAAGAAAAGGAGAACCACATAAATATAATCCAGATAAAAAATTTGATAGAAAAAATATGCCTTTTATTTTACCTTTAAAAAGAAACAAAGTAGCCTTTGGTGGTTTACAAAGTATGCCTATGGGTCAAATGAGAAGAAATAAAGCTGGTACTATAGAACGAGACTATAGAGAGACTGGTGGATTTGTACCAGTTGGTATAAAAGAAAAAGCAGATGATGTACCTGCTATGTTAAGTAAAAACGAATTTGTAATGACAGCAGATGCTGTTAGAGGAATAGGTGATGGCAACATTGAAAAAGGTGCCCAAAGATTATATGATCAAATGAAACAAGCAGAAAAGAGAGTAGTATAATGGCAGACGTAACAGAAACAAGAATATTACCCCCAGAATTTATAGAAGCAGCAGGTAAAACTTATTTAGGTAATTTAGCTACTGCAGCAGGTGGTTATAAAACAGCTGATCTTTCAAAAGTATTTGGTCCACAATTTACAGCAGGTCAAGATCCATTACAGGCTCAAGCTCAAAAATTAGCAACTCAAGGTATTGGTGCTTATCAACCATTTTTAACAACTGCAGGTGCTGCTCAAACTCAAGCAGGGACATTAGCTGGACAAGCAGAAACTCAAGCAGGTTTAGCTGGTCAATTTGTAGGTCCACAAGCTTACCAACAATTTATGTCTCCTTATCAACAGGATGTTATTAACGCAACGTTAACAGAATTTGATACACAAGCAGCAAAAGGTATTCCAAGTATTGCAGCTCAAGCTGTAGGACAAGGTGTTCTTGGTGGAGGACGTGAAGGTGTTATGAGATCAGAGTATCAGGCAACAAGCGACAGGAACCGAGCAGCATTACAAGCACAATTATTACAACAAGGTTTTGGCCAAGCACAACAAGCAGCTGGTCAAGCTTTTGGTCAACAACAAGCTTTAGCCAATCAACAGCAACAGTTAGCTCAACAGCAATTAGGTTTAGGCGCTGCTGCAACTGGATTAGGTAGTCAACAACAAGCTTTCTTAGGTCAAGATGTAGGAGCGTTGTCTACTCTTGGTGCACAGAACCAAGCACAAAGACAAGCACAATTAGGTGCACAACAACAGTTAGCTCAACAACAGTTACAACAACCATTAACAGCAGCAAATGCTTATGGTTCTGGAGTTACAAGTTTGATAGCTGGATACCCAGGTCAAACGCAAACTACAACCATGCCAAGTCCTAATCCTATGATGACAGCGATAGGAGCTGGTGGAACATTAGCTGGTATTTACAGAGCATTTAATCAACCAGGAACTTAATATGAGAACTTTTAAAAGACCAATGTTTAGAAAAGGTGGTAACGTCGGTGTCGGTATTATGACTGGTATTGTAGATAGAACAGAAGCCGCTAATGGTTTTTTACCAGGTAGAACTGCAGAAATGAAAGGAGCAATGGGAGTTACTGAAGAAGGTATAGACCTTGCTAATCCATTACCAGAAGTTAGTAAATTTAAACCTATGGTATATGAAAATATGGACATAGATGCATTGGTTGGTACGCCAAAAACTCAAGCTGAATATATAGAAGAACTTAGAGCAGGGGCCGGTGAATATGGCGGTATGGATCCTTTAACAAGTTTTTTACTTACTGCTGGACCAAGTGTGGCAGGGGCTACTAGTTTTGCAGATGCAGTAAACAGATTACAACCAGCTACTCAACAATTAATAAAAGGTGCTGATGCAAAAGCTAAATACAATAGAGATCTTAGAATGGCAGCAACTAAACTTGCTTTAGGAGCAGAAGAAAAATCAGAAGATAAAAGATTTAAATTAAATCTACAAGATATGGATCAAGAAAATCAAGTTAAATTTTTAAATGATCAAAGAGCTTATGACAATTTAAAAGATCAAGACAAAAGAGATTATAATGAAGCCGTGACAGATAAAGCTAGAGCTTATCAAAAATTAGATGATCAACAAAAAAAAGAATACGAAGAGAGATTAATTAAAGAAGGCAGAGCTTTTGAACTAGAACAAATTAAGAAAAAACAAGAATTTGAAATGGAGAAACTAGAAAAACAACAAGAATTTCAAAAAGAGCTTTATGAACAAGAAAAAGA